TCCGCCGCGCCATGGTGCTGGCAGAAGAAGGACGCGAACCCGCAGAAGTGCTGGAGGCGCTGGATAAGGTAGGCATGGCAGCGCAGCGATTATCGAACATGCTTCGTACGCAGAGACTGTTGGAAGAAGAAGATTCCGACGTGGGCGCTGCTCTCAACCGCGCGCTGGATCAGGTGGTGAAAGAAATGGGGATTAAGCCGTGAACGAAGATCAGGTGCAGTTGATCGCGGAACAGCTCTCCCACGCCATGGACCTGCTGCAAAACCGGGTGGCAGAGCAGGAAAAAGCGCTGGCACACCATGAAGCGCTCTTTCGACAGCGCATCGAAACGCTGGAACGTTCGCAGGAAGATCAGGAAATCCGCTTGCGGCAGGTGACGGACGGCATCGTCCGGCTGAATACGTCCACGGGGCTGGCGCAGGTGGCGCAGGCGGGATTGTCTGTGCTGCTGGCGGCTTTGGCTGCCTGGCTGGGCGCGAGGAACTGATGGCTCAAGAGGAAATGAACCCCGCGCTGCATACGCTGCTGACCGATCCGCTCAAATTCTGTGAGGTCGTCGGCGGGGTGCGTTTGCGCCGTTATCAGGAGGAGGTGGCGCTCGCCATCATCGATTCGGTTGTAAAACATCGCGGACATTCTTTCGTCATCATGTTCCCCCGGCAGAGCGGCAAGAACGAACTGCAGGCGCAGATCGAAGCCTATTTACTCTTCCTGCTCTCACAGTTTGGCGAAGCCGAAATCATCAAAGCCTCGCCCACCTACCTGCCGCAGACCGCCAATGCCATGCGCCGGTTGGAACGGGTGCTGACCCACACCGACCTGTTGAAAAACCTGTGGTTCAAAGAGGCGGGTCACACCTACCGGGTGCAGCGCGCCCGCATCACCTTTTTATCCGCGGCACCGGCTGCCAATGTGGTGGGCGCCACCGCGCGTACCCTGCTGGAATGCGATGAGGCGCAGGATGTTCTGATCGAAAAATGGGATAAGGACTTTGCACCCATGGCTGCCAGCACCAACGCCACCCGCGCCTTTTGGGGCACCGCCTGGACGGGCAGCACCCTGCTGGCGCGGGAACTGCGCAGCGCCCGCGATGCCGAGAAAATCGACGGCGTGCGGCGCGCCTTCGTCCTGACCGCTGATGATGTGGCGCGCGAAGTCCCTGCCTATGGCGCCTTTGTTGCCGGGCAGGTGCAGCGTCTGGGACGCGACCATCCGCTGGTGAAGACCCAGTATTACGCTGAAGAGATCGACCAGCAGGGCGGGATGTTCCCACCTGAACGCATGGCATGGATGCGCGGCTGCCATCCGTCAGAAACTGCTCCGCTGCCGGGTGCAATCTATGCCCTGCTGCTGGACGTCGCCGGAGAAGACGAAGACGGCAGCGAGGATTTGCTGCGCAGCAGCCCGCCGCGCCGCGACAGCACCGCGCTCACCGTGGTGCGCGTCGACCTGTCCACCCTGGCGGATGACGTGCTGCGCGCTCCCACCTACTGCGTGGTACAGCGCAGGCTGTGGACGGGGGTGAAACACACCCGCCTGTACAGCGAAATCCGCGCGCTGGCGCTGCACTGGCACGCCCGCTGGCTGGTGGCAGATGCCACCGGAGTCGGCGCAGGGCTTTGCTCTTTCCTCAGCCGTGCACTGCCCGGCAAAGTGATCCCCGTCACCTTCAACAGTGCGGTCAAAAGTGAAATCGGCTGGTCCTTTCTGGGACTGGTGGATGCCGGACGTTATCGGGAATACACCTCCGAAGATCCTTTGCAGGCGCTCTTCTGGCGCCAGTGTACCGGCTGCGCCTACGAAACCCGACCCGGACCCGGCAAACTGCTGCGCTGGGGTGTTTCAGACAGCGCGCGCGACCCGGGCGGCGAGGGTCTGCTGCACGACGATCTGCTGCTCTCTGCGGCGCTGTGCACCCAGTTGGACCGTCAGGCGTGGAGCGCCGCCGGTGGCACGCTGATCATTCCCGCGCCCGATCCGCTGAACAGCATGGTGGAATTTTGATCCATCCATTGAAAGAAGGAAAGTCATGAAAAACAATCTGTTGATGTCCCTGTTCCAGAAACCCATCCAGAACGAGGTGGACCGGCGGGTCAAGCTGTTTCTGACCGGTGCAGACGGTTTTTACGAACACGCCGCATCCCCCGACGCGCGCGACCGCTTCCCCGCGGATCGAAACGAACTGCTGGGGCAGTGTCTGGAAGCCTGGCGCACCAATCCGCTCGCGCGCCGCCTCGTCGAGCTGACCAGTCAGTACGTGGTGGGCGGCGGCATTACGGTTGAAAGCCGCCAACCTGCGGTGCAGCGTTTTCTCGACGGCTGGTGGAACCATCGTCTGAATCAGATGCCGCGCAGTGTGTTCGAATGGTGTGACGAGCTCACCCGCAGCGGCGAACTCTTCATCGCGCTCTTCACCGACGCCGCCGGAATGTCTTACGTGCGCGCCATCCCCGCTGCCGCCATCACTGCCGTGGAAACCGCGCCTGAAGATCTGGAGCAGGAGACGGTATACGTCGAGCAGCCGCGCGCCGCGGTGGAACGCCGCTGGAAAGCCTACGATCCTGTCAGCGATCTGCCGGGAGACGACGGCAGCTTCTCAGTAGTGATGCTGCACTACGCCATCAACCGTCCGGTCGGCGCCGTGCGCGGAGAAAGCGACCTGGCGCCGCTGCTCAAATGGCTGGCGCGCTACTCCGCCTGGCTGGAAGACCGCGCTCGCCTTAACCGTTTTCGTCAGACCTTTTTGTACGCGGTGAAGGCGCGCTTCAGCAGCGAGGCGGAACGGCTGGCGCGGCAGGCAGCCCTGAACGCCAACCCGCCCACACCCGGCAGCATTCTGGTGACCGATGAGAGCGAAACCTGGGACGTGATCAGCCCCAAACTGGACAGCGTGGAAGCCAACACCGATGGGCTGGCGCTGAAAAAGATGATCGCTTCGGGCGCCGGGCTGCCGCTGCATTTTCTGGCGGAGCCCGAAAGCGCCACCCGCACCACCGCCGAAGCCGCGGGCGGACCCACCTACAGGCATTTCGAGCAGCGCCAGGAATATTTCCTCTGGCTGCTCGGCGATTTGCTGCGCGCCGTCCTGCGCCGCCGGGCGCTGGTCAACCGGCATATCCCGCAGGACCCCGAGTTCATCCTGCGCGGCGCAGACATCAGCGCCCGCGACAACACCACACTGGCATCCGCCGCCTCCACCGCGGCAGAAGCCTTTACCCCGCTGCGCGACCGCGGACTGATCGACGACGCCGAGTTGCTGCGCCTGGTCTACCGTTTTGCGGGAGAAACCACCTCGCGCAAGGAATGAGCGCAGACGCAATTTTGAATCCGAAAACACAGGAGGTTGTATGGCTGAAATCCAGACTTATCAGGCGCGCCTGTCCGCGGCAAAACTGGCGGAAGGCGAAACATCGGGTGAATTTGAAGTGCTGGCGATCACTGCCGGCGAAGGCAACGGCTGGACATTCCCGGCGGACGTGCTGCGCCAATCTCTGCCGCTGTGGGACGGCGTGGAAACCTTTGTGGATCACGCCGCCTGGGGCAGCGAGCTGCGTTCGCTGCGCGATCTGGGCGGGGTATGTTCCGAGCCTGCCTTTGACGAAACGGCGCAGGGCATCCGCCTGCGGCTGCGCACCGCCGGACCCAGCGCCGCGGTGGTGGATACATTGGCGCGCGAATGGCTGGCTGCATCCGAGCCCAGGGCGCGCGTCGGGCTTTCCGCCGACCTGATCTTCACGGCGCGCGGCAAGGTAGTGGAGCGTATCCTGCGCGTGATCTCCCTGGACATGGTGTACAACCCGGCGCGTGGAGGCGCCTTCGTGCGCGCGCTCAACAGCGCCGGATCTTTCCATCCTTCTGATTTGGTGCAAACCCCGCAAGGAGGCGGGCAAACGATGACTGAAAATTCTTCCATCCCTGCATCCGAAACCGGCAGCGCCGATGCGCTGCAACTGGAAACCGCGTTGAACGGCTGCAAACTGCCGCCCGCCCTGCAGAACCATCTGCGGGGACGTTTCAGCGGCAAGCCCTTCGACCCGCAGGCGTTCACCCAGGCAGTGGACGATGCGCGCAGCCTGCTGGCAGAGGTGCAGAGCGGCGCGGTAATCCGCGGCGCGGGGCAGGTCAGCGGCATGGTCACGGCAGAGGAACGCCTGCAGGCTGCCGTGGACGACCTGTTCGGCGCTCCGCGAGACGAGAGCATGGCAAATGTAACCGTGGAAAAGTTGAGCGGCATCCGCGAGCTGTACGTGGGCGTCACCGGCGATGTGAACCTGCACGGCGGCTACGACCGCCAGCAGGCGCGGTTCGCCACCACCACCACGCTGCCCTCGCTGGTCAAAAACACGCTGAACAAGATGGTCGTGCAGCAGTGGGACGAAATGGGGCGCGCCGGTTACAACTGGTGGGAAAAGCTGGTCACCGTGGAACATTTCACCTCGCTGAATGAAGTCACCGGCGTGCTGGTGGGAGAAGTTGGGTCGCTGCCCAAAGTGAACGAGGGCGCCGCCTACCCTGAACTGACCGCCGCCGACAGCGAAGAAACCGCCGCCTGGGAAAAGTACGGCGGCTACCTGCCCCTCACGCTCGAGCTGATCGACCGCGACAATTTAAGCCGCATCAAAACCTACCCGCGCAAGCTCGTCAGCGCCAGCCTGCGGAAAATCTCACACCTGGTGGCAGACCTGTTCACCGCCAACGGCGGCGTGGGTCCCACATTGAAAGAGGACAGCAAAGCCCTCTTCCACCTGGATCACGGCAATCTGGGGACGACCGCGCTGGGCGGCGCCAGTTGGGAAGCCGCCTGCCAGAGCGCTTACAACCAGAAATTGAAAGTGGACACTGCCGAGACCACCCCGCCCGCTCAGGCGCTGGACCTGAAATACCTGCTGGTGCCGCGCGCCCTGCGCCTCGCCGCCATGCAGATCCTGTATCCCAACTGGGAGCGGCAGGCACAGATTTTCTCGGAGAACATGCAAAAAGGCGAGGCAGGCGACGTGATCTGCTGCCCGGAATTCAGCGACGCCAACGACTGGGCGGGGGTTTGCGATCCGCGACTGGCGCCCGCCATTTACGTATGCGAACGCTTCGGACTGGCGCCCGAGATCTTCATCGCCGGAGACGAACACAGCCCCGCCATGTTCAGCAATGACGAAATGCGTCTGAAGGTGCGCCACTTCCTGGCGGTGTTCGTGGCAGATTACCGCCCGCTGTTCAAAGCCAACGTGGCGTAGCCCTCAGCCAGCCCTCACCCAACCTCTACCCTTCGGGCACGATGTCCCGCTGGGAGAAAAGAATAAAAAGGAGGAAATAATGGACAAACTCAACCTGTTACTGCGTTCGCGCAAGTTCTGGGCGGCGCTCATCGGCTTGATCATGCTGTTCGTCAAAGCCTACGCGCCGAATTTCCCGCTCAGCGAGGAACAGATCACCGAGGTGATCACCCTGCTGGTGGCGTACGTGCTCGGCACCGCGCTGGAAGACGGTCTGGCGCGCAAAGCCTGAGCCGTTCCCGTGCATTTCCTCCCCCGTGGACTCAATCCGATCCGGGGGAGGAACCCCTGAACCGCAATTTGCAAAGGAGACTACCCCATGAAAACCGAACCCCTGCGGTTGGCGCTGGCAAAACTGCTGCACTGCCCGCCAGACGCCATCCTCTCTTACCGTGAATATCCCGACGGCACGGTGGTCGTGATCAACCCCGGCGGCGCCAAGCAGCGCTTTTCCGCCGACGAGATTCGCACCGCGCTGCCCGCGGCTCCCCGTAAGCGGGGTGACGCATGACCACGCTCACCGATCTGCTGGCGCAAACCGCGCTGCTGCTCGACGATCCCAACGGTCGCACATGGAGCAGCGAGCGCCTCACCCTGTGCGTCCGGCTGGCGTTAGATACCTATAACCGGGTATGCGGCGCAGGCTGCACCCTCACCGGGTTGGACGGCGCCGCCGCGACCAGCCTGCCGGAGTGCGACCTGCCCCTGCTGGTACGCGGCGCGGGCGCCTACGCCGGACTGATGCGCACACTTCAGCGCGCCGAATCCGCCAATCTGGGGCAGCAGGTGCCCGAAGAACTGCGCCGCTGGGCGGAAACCCTTCTGGCGGAATATCTCCACGAGCTGGAAGCCGTTCGCGCCGCAGCCCTGCGCCGCGGAAGCACTCCCTGGACGGCGTGGCTCTGGGACGAAGACGATTAAGGAGGGGACGGCATGGAAGAACTCTTTCTCTCCCAGGGAAGCGCTGTTCTGGCACTACACGGACCGAACGCATCGGCGCCCTTCCGCGGCGCGCGGCTGATTCCCGGGAACGCGCTGACCGGCTTCACCCGCATCGGGTTGGATCTATCTGGCAGTGAAGCCGAGATCACCGCCGGATTGGACGCCCTTCAACGCTGGCTGCTGGCGGCGCGCGCCTGGCAGGAAGAACGCCGCGGCAGCGCGGTGTATTTGTGCCTGCGCGCAGACCCCGAAGGCGAGGTATGGCGCACGCGGGTGA